CCTTTGATTACAAAAATTTAAGGTTTTTAAGTTTTTTTTGGATTAAACCCATATATTTTTATGAAAAGTGCAAAAAAACCTCTCAAAAAGGCTAAAAATGGCCTTAAAATTGAAATTAGCCATTTAGGTAATGAGATTAAATGAAATGAGGTGGAAATATGGCTAAAATGAGTTTACAAGAACAAGCACAGGAAATTTTAAAGTTTGCTGAAGAAAGTGGTGTTCAAAGCAACTACTTTTTTATAACAACTTTTGAAAGATACCAAGTGCAAATTAAAATATTAGAAGATTTAAAAGCTTCTATTGAAAAAGATGGAATGTTAGTTACAAAAGAATATGTTAAAGGTAGAAAAAACTTATATTCCAGCCCAGCAGTTAAAGATTATAATGCTACAACTGATAGTGCTAATAGAACTGTTGCAACATTAATGAAGATTATTAAAAATTATAATGTTGATGATGGCACAAATGAAATAGAAGATGATCCACTACTTAAAGCAATCAATGGTAGTGATGATGATGAATAATGCATATGAGTATTCAAAGAAATCAGTTAAGTTAAAAACAACACCCAAATATGTTAAGTTGCAAATGAAGGATTTCATGAGTATATGTGAAGGCAAAAATGATAAATACATAATCAGTGAAAAGAAATTAAAGCAAGTTAATAATATTTTGAAATTGTTGATAATGCCAAAAGGTTTAAAAGCAGGGCAAACACTTTATGAATGCACAAGTGGTTACCAATGGTTGTTTTATACAGCTATTTTATGCACAGTGTATAAAGACAATCAGAATAAAAGAAGGTATGAAATAGGAGTATTAGAGATATGTAGAAAGAATTTCAAAACATTCACTATTGCTACTATTTTTATTTTGCTTTTTTTAACTGAACCCAAGTTTAGTAAGTTTTTTAGTGTTGCACCTGATGGGGCATTAAGTAGAGAGGTAAGAGAAGCCATAAGTGAAATTATTAGAAGTTCACCATTGGTGTATGAATATAAAGAAAATAAAAGATTTAAGATTTTAAGAGATTATATTTTATTTAAACCAAATCAAGTTACATATATACCATTAAGCTATTCAACATCAAGGCTAGATGGTAGATTGCCAAATGCTTTTATTGTAGATGAAGCTGGTGCATTGCCTAGTACATACCCAATAGAAGCAATGAAATCAGGCCAACTAAATATTCTGAATAAACTAGGTTTTATTATTTCAACTAAATACCCAACTATTGATAACCCTTTTGAAGATGAAGTTTCATATAGCAAAAAGGTTTTAGATGGATTGGAACAAGATGAAACAAGATTTAGTTTATTATATGAACCAGATCAAACAAAGAATTGGGAAACAAATGATTTAATATTGCAACAAGCAAATCCAGTTGCATTGGAAATTCCTGAAATATGGGAAGATTTAATTAAAAAAAGAGCCTATGCAATAGCTGTTGAAAGTGCTAGAGAAAATTTTGTTTGTAAGCATTGCAATATTATTTACCAAGGAACAGGAACTGAAACTTATGTTGATGTGAAAGATGTTCAAGAATGTAAAGTTGCCAATATTGATTGGAATGGAAAAGTTGTTTATTTAGGTTTGGATTTATCAGAAAGCAATGATAACACTTCAGTAAGTATGGTTGCAGTTGATGATGATAATAAAATAATTGCTGATAGTTTTGCCTTTATTCCTGAAGGTAGAATTGAAGAAAAACAAGCAAGTGAAAAAGTAAATTATAGAGAGTTATTGAAAACAGGAAAAGTAATTGCATGTGGAGATAAAGTTATTGATTATTCAGTAGTTGAAGATTTTATTTTAGGCCTAGAAGAAAAGTTTGGGGTTCAAATCCAAGCAATAGGATTTGATAGATGGAATTGTTTAAGCACAGCCCAAAAGTTAGAAAGAGAAGGCCATTTTAATTTGATTGAGGTAAGGCAACATAGTTCAGTGTTGCACCCACCAACAAAATTATTAAAAGAAAAAATTCTAAAAAAAGAATTTGAATATGAAAACAATAGATTGTTGGAGATTAATTTTCAAAATGCTAGATGCAGTTATGATACAAATAAAAATATGTATGTTCACAAAAAGAAAAGCACAGGAAAAGTTGATATGGTTGTTTCAATGTTAAATGCAGTTTATCTATTGGAACAAGATGTGTTCCTAAATCAAAGTGAATTTACAATACAGGTTCTTTAGGAGGTAATTATGTGAAAATAGCAGTAGATAAAAATTCAATCAAAGCAGTTAATGAAAAAAATGAATTTATTTACTTATTTGATAATGAACCACTTGAAGAATTATTAAAAACAAATTTGCATTGTATTCATTATAAAGATTGTAATTTTGTAGATATTAATTTGACTAATTACAATGTGGATTGTGTTAAAAAGGCAAATATTAATGATATAGATTTTGATAAATTGCCTGAAAGAAAAGATTATAAAATTGCAATAATTATTCCAAATTGCAATTATGAAGAATGGATTGAAAAATGTTTAAATAGCATTTTGAATCAAACATATAAAAATTATGAAATTATTTTTGTTGATGATGTTAGTTCTGATAATTCAGTAAACATTGCAAAAAAATTATTAAAACCACCAAATAAGGTAATAGAATTAAAACAAAAAAGGCTGAATGGTGGTGCAAGAAATGAAGCATATTTGCATTTAAGTGAAGATGTTGATTATATTTGGTATGTTGATAGTGATGATTGGTTAAAAGATGAAAATGTATTAGATCATATTAATGAAAAATTGCAGCTGCAACCTGATGTGGTATTTGTAGGAATGGCATCTTTTCAAAATGGAGTTGAAAGTGTTGCTTTTATACCACAATATAAAGACAAATACCAAGCAATTCAAGGTTGGAGTGGTAGTTGTGGCAAGGTAATAAAAAAAGAACTTGCTACAAGGCAAGAGTGTTTATACAATGAAGGAACTTTAAAAGAAGATAAGAACCAACATTGTAAAATATGCATTTACATGAATAGTTTTGCAAATTTAAAAGAACCAGTATATGTTTGGAATAGAACAAATACTAAATCAGTAACAACAAAAAGAGAAAAAGTTGTTTGGGGAACAAGCACAATAAGGCATTATGCTGATACATTGCAGCTTTATTTAAGTGTTAAAGGTAAAGATGCTAAAATTGATAGAATATTACAAGATAGAGTAAGGAAAACAAAAAATGAGATGATGAATGGTGGTGATTGTCAATGGTAAAGTTATCAATAGTAATACCATATTATAAAACTTATGATTTAACAGTTAAATTGTTAGATGAATTAATTAAACAATTAACTGATGAAGTTGAAGTTTTTTTAGTAGATGATGGTTGCCATGAAGATAGATTAGATAAATATAATAAAAATATTAATATTATACATTTAGAAGAAAATCAAGGTAATTCCCATGCTATAAATACAGGTATTAAAAAATCAATAGGTAAATATATTGGAATTATTGATAGTGATGATATGATTAAAGAAAATTATATTGAAGAATTAATAAAAGCAATAGATGTAACTAATGATGAACTAATCATATTAGATTGGGAAGATATGCATAGTGGTGTTGTTATAAATAGGCCAAGTAATCCAGCACCATGGCGATCAATTTATAGAAAAGATATTATGCCTTTGTTTCATGAAGAAGTAAAACATGCTTCTGATGTTCCTTTTAGAAAAGATTTAGATGAAGATCATAAAACAAAATATTATATAGATAAAGTATTATATATTTACAATTCAAATAGAGTTGGTAGTTTAACATGGGAAAGATTGCAAGGTGATAACAGTTGAAAATGCTAGTATTAAGTTGTGATAAAAATGAAGAAATATTTGAAGCATTTCATCATTGTGTTGAAAAATATTACCCAAATCACCCAGAGATTATATATACAACTGAAACAATTAAAAACCCATATTATAAGACAATTTGTTATGATATACCACTTGAAAGATGGACTGAAAGAATTAGAAAAACATTAAATGATATTGATGATGAACAAATATTATTAATAATTGATGATTTTTTTATAAGGCAGCCAGTTGATACAAAAAGAATAGAATATTTAAGTAAGCAGCTAAAAGGTAATATAGCACACTTTTGTTTTGAAAAAAGTTTTGATGAAAATGATGAAGAAACTGAAGTTGAAGGAATGAAAAAAAGGCAACATGGTTCACCTTATGAAGTTTCTTTAAATTGTGGCTTATGGCAAAAAGAAAAATTAATAAATGTTTTAAAAGGTGAACATAACCCATGGGAAGTTGAAGGCATTCAAGATAATTGTGGTTATGATTTTTATATTAATAGTGGGGATTACATAATTGATTGGGGGTATATTACATGGCAACCAACAGGATTATTTAAAGGAAAATGGTGTAGAAATATAATACCTTTTTTTGAAAAGGAAGGTATTAAAATAGATTATGATAAAAGAGGCTTTTTTGATTAGGAGGAATTACAATGGTAAAAGTAAAATGCATTATGGATTATTTTGATAAACAATTAGAAAAAGATGTATCAATTCTTGATGATGCTTTTTTGGTTAGCCCCGAAAGAGCAGAACAATTAGTTGCTGCAAAAGTTTGTAAAGTTATTGAAGTAATTCCTGATGAACCAGTTAAAAAAACAAAAAAGAAAAAATAATTAAAAAATAACAAGGGAGGTGAGAGCATGGGATTATTTGATAGGTTTAGAAAAAGAGATAATGAAGCAGCAACATCAGTTCCAAGTGAAACAATATTGACACCAGCAAGTGATGTTTTATTACAAGCAATATTAAATGGTGAAGATATTACTAGGGAACAGGCTTTATCATTACCAGCTGTTAGTGGTGCAGTTGATTTTATTTCAAATATGATTGCATCAATGCCAGTTAAACTTTACAAATATAAAGATGGTAGAGTTGAAGAAAAAGAAGATGATCCTAGAGTTCATTTACTGAATGGAGATACTGGTGATTGTTTAGATGCTTTTCAAATGAAAAAAGCAATGGTAGAAGATTATTTGCTAGGTAAAGGTGGTTATTCTTACATAAGAAGATATAGAAATGAAGTAACAGGTTTATTTTATGTTAAAGAAATCTATGTAAGTGCAATACCAAACTTTAAGCCAATATTTAAAGATTATTATATTATTGTTGAAGGCAAGGAATATAAAAAATATGAATTTATTAAGTTGTTAAGGAACACTAAAGATGGTGCAACTGGTGTTGGATTAACTGATGAAGTTGGCAAGGCATTAGAAACTGCTTATAATACTTTACTTTACCAATTAACAATGGTTAAGAGTGGAGGAAATAAAAAAGGTTTTTTGAAATCAGATCATAGACTAGGGCAAGAAGAAATTAATACATTAAAAATGGCATGGAGAAATCTTTATGCAAATAATGAAGAAAATGTTGTTGTTCTAAATAAAGGGTTAGAATTTCAAGAAGCTTCAAATAGTGCAGTGGAAATGCAAATGAATGAAAGCAAAAAAACATTGCAAGATGAAATTAATAATATATTTCATATACACCCAAATGATTTTTATGCAACATTTAAAGAAGCTATTTACCCAATAGTTAGGGCTTTTGCAACTGCTTTAAATAAAGATTTATTACTAGAAAAAGAAAAAGGTAAAATGTATTTTGATTTTGATGTAAAAGAAATCATTAAAGCAAATGTTAAAGAAAGAATGGAAGCATTGAAATTAGCAAAAGAAATTGGATTAAAAACAATTAATGAAATGAGAAGGGAAGAAAACCTAAATTATATTGAAGGTTTAGATGTAATAAATGTTGGTTTAGGTGCAGTTTTATATGACACTAACACACACACTTATTACACACCAAATACTGATACAGTTGGAAATCCAGTTGATGGACCAACAGGAGAAAATTCAACTGATGCTGCAATTCAAAAAGTTTTAACTGATAAAGTGCTAGATACTGAATTTGAACAAGATGGTAACAGTAGTGCAAGAGAAGAAAGATTTAACCCAAATCATGATGCTAAAACAGGCAGATTTGGTGTAGGATCAGGTGGAGGAAGTAGTTCATCAAAAAGTGGTGGAAGTTCCAAAGGTTCTAGTGGTTCAAGTAGTTCAAGTAGTTCAAAAGGTTCAACAGGTGGAAGTAATGGTTCGAGTGGTTCAAGTAGTTCCGAAGGTTCAACAGGTGGAAGCAGTAGTTCAAGTAATAAAGAAAAACTTGATGATTTAGAAAATAAATTAGAAAGTGGATTAGACAAACTTAATTTTGATGAATTAAATGAAATATTTAATAAAACAAATGATCCTGATATAAGAGAAAAAGTTATGGACAAAATGCAAGAAAAAGATGTTGTTAGATTTGGTAAAGAAGTCTATGGAATTGATATGAAACCAGTTAATTATCAAGGTTCTTTTGATGATGCAGTAAAAAAAGTTAATGAAAAGAACAAAGATAAAGATTATATTACTGAAACTGTATATCATGGTACAAATGCATCATTTGAAAAGTTTGATTATGACCATTTTGGAAAAACTGATAAAGGAGATTTTGGACAAGGTATTTATACTACTAAAGATAAAAATACTGCAGCTATATATGGAAAAGATATAAAAGAAGTTGAAATAAAATATAAAAATCCACTTGTTCTTAATAGTCAACAAGATTTTGAAAAACATTTTATGCAATATGGAGATAAATATGGTGAAGCAAAATCACTATATAATTCAAAACAAATTGCAAACTCTATAATGGGAATGGGTTATGATGCAGTAATTGATAATGTTTACGGTCAAACTGTTGTATATGACTTGAACAATATAAATATAAAAAATTAATTTATGAACTCTAAAGCAGGAGGTGAGTAAATGCAAATAAGAGTAAAAGAAGATATGGTTGAAATTGAAGGTTATGTAAATGCTATTGAAAGAAATTCAAAGCCTTTATGGAGTAGAATGGGGCAATTCATTGAAAGAATTTGTAAAGGTGCTTTTAAAAAGGCCTTAAAAAGAAATGATGATGTTAAAATTCTATTAAATCATGATCCTAAAAGGGAACTAGGAAGCATGAAACAGGGCAACCTAGAACTTGAAGAAGATAATATTGGATTAAAGGCTAGAGCAATTATTACTGATAAAGAAGTAATTGAAAAAGCAAGAAATGGTGATTTAGTAGGTTGGAGTTTTGGCTTTACTGATAGGGAAGTTGAAAACACGATTGAAAGAGGTATGCCATTAAGAGCAGTTAAAGATTTGAATTTAGAAGAAGTTTCTATACTAGATAGAACAAAAACACCAGCATATGATGGCACATTAATAATGGCTAGAGATGATGATGGTGAATTACACTTTAGAGGTGAAGATTTTATTGATGATGTTTCAATAAGAGAAGAAAACACTGAAGAAGTTCACAATGAAGAACAAAACATTGTGGAAAATAAAGAAAATTCTGAAACTAATCCACAACCTATTGTGGAAAGTTCAGAACAGGTTGAAGAACAGCCTAAACAACAAGAAATTGTTGAAAATATAGATTATTCAAATTATGAAACCATGATTAAAGAAATGAAAGAGGAGGTATAAGCATGGAAAAAGAATTAAATGAAAAAAAGAATGATCTTATTACTAGAGCTGAAGAAGTTCTAAATAAGGCAAAAGGAGAAAAAAGAGAACTAACACCTGATGAAGCACAAGAACTTGCTGAAATTCGTGATGATGTTAGAAAAATCAAAGAAACTTTAGAATTAAAAGGATTTTTTGATAAAGAAGGAGGAGAGAAGCCAGTGGAAAAAGTAGAAGTTGAAAAAGAAGTTGAAGAAACAAGAGCATTAGAAGAAGAAAAAGCTTTTGAAAATTATATTAGAGGTGTTGTTACTAATGAAAGAGCAACAAATTTAACACCAGCTGCAAACAGTGGTGGGGTAACAATTCCAACAACTATTGCAAATAGAATTATTAAGAAAGTTTATGATTTATGCCCTATTCTTGAAAAGAGTACTAAATATAATGTTAAAGGTAAATTAGAATTACCATACTATGATGAAAGCACACAATCAATTACTGTTGGTTGGGCAACTGAATTTCAAGAACTTGAAAGCAATGTTGGTAAATTCACAAGTGTTGAATTAGTTGGTTATTTAGCTGGTGCATTAAGTTTAATTTCAAGATCATTAATTAATAATTCACAATTTGATATTGTTGGATTTATTGTTGATAGAATGGCTTATGATATTTCAAGATTTATTGAAAATGCATTATTAAATGGTAGTGGAGAAGTAACAGGATTATCAACAGTTACTAATGTAATTACTGCTGCTGATAATGATAGTGTTACTGCTGATGAATTAATTGAATGCCAAGGACAAATTAAAGATGTATTCCAAGGCAATGCTATTTGGATTATGAATGAAGCAACAAGAACTGCTATTAGACAATTAAAATCAAATACAGGTTCTTATTTAATGACTGAAATTTATGATTTAGCATCACCATTTAAAAATATGTTATTAGGAAAACCAGTTTATGTTTCTGATAATATGCCTGAAATGAGTTCAGGTGAAATTGCAATTTACTATGGAGATATGACAGGTTTAGCAACTAAATTTAGTGAAGATTTAAACATTGAAGTATTAAGAGAAAAATATGCTACACAACATGCATATGGTATTGTTGGTTGGTTAGAATTTGATAGTAAAATTGAAGATCCACAAAAAATTGCAGCTATTCAAATGGCTGGAACAAAACCAAGTGTTTAATTAATAAAAAACTATTTGTTGTTTAGGCAAACCTTCCAAAGAAAAGGAGGTAAACAAATATGAATGAAATAACAAAAGTTAGTGAAATTACTGCAAATGATGTAGCCAGTTATATTAGATTAATTGGATTTAATGATTATGGTTTAGATTTGGGTGATTACACTAATGAAGATATAAACACTTTAAATAATTTAATAGGAATTGCAAAAACATTTATCATGAATTATACAGGGCATACTTTAGAGGAATTAGACAATTATCAAGATTTTGTTATTGTTGTATTAATCTTATGTCAAGATATGTATGACAATAGAACACTTTATGTTGATAAGGGAACATTAAGTTACCCAGTTGAAACAATTCTAAATATGCATAGTGTAAATTTATTATGAAAAATGCAGGTAAATATAATAGAAAAATAGTAATTTATCAAGTAATGGAGAGTGTAGATGATGATGGTTTTCCAACACTAGATAAGAATGTAATATTAATTGCTTATGCAAGTGTTAAAACCACTAGGGGCTACACTCTTATTGCTAATAATAGTGATTTTGAAAAGGCATATACAAATTTCACAATTAGATATTCACAAAGAGTTGTTGATGCTTATTATGATAGTCAATTATCTAATAGGGATTTATTAATTCAATTTAGAAATAAAACTTATACAATAGAGTATTTTAACAATGTTGATGAAGCTAATGTTGAAATAGAATTACAAGCAAAAGAGGTTTTAAAATAATGGCTAGATTTCAGATGCAATTACCAAATGAAATAATTAAAGATATTACTAATATTTATAATAATAGTGAACAAATATTTGGGAAAATGACTGAAGAAGGTGCAAAAGTTGTTTATCAAAATATTCAACAAAGCATTCCAAGTAATTTTGCTGATAGTGAAATAATGAATTGTTTAAAAATAACTAAAATATATAGAACACCAAGTGATGGTGGTATTAATACCAAAGTTGGTTTTTTTGGTTATTTTACAAATCATAATGGAGTTAAAACACCAGCACCATTAGTTGCAAATGTTTTTGAATATGGATCAAGCAAGTTTACTAAAAAGCCATTCTTTAGAAAATCTTTTAAGAAATCACAAATTGAAGCAGCAATGTTGGAAGCACAAAGAAAGTTTAGTAAGGGATTGTTAGATGAATAATTTAATTGAAACAATTTTTAATGGATTTACAGTTGATGGGGTTGAAGTTCCAGTTGCATTTTTAAGATACAAAGGGAAATTAACAACTTATGTTACCTATCAAGAAATTCAAGTAGATACTTCTTTTAGTGCTGAAGATGAAATACAAAACTATGTAAGTTACTATGATTTTGATTTTTATTCTAAAGGCAATTATTTAAAAATTATTGAAAGTGTAAAAAGTTTGCTAAAACAAAATGGGTTCTTATGGCAACCTAGTATGACTTCACAAGATTTATATGAAGATGATACTGGTTATTTTCATAAAACCTTATGTTTTGCATATGTCAGAAGTGAGGAGGAAAATATAAATGGCTAAAATTGGATTGCAAAATTTTTTATATGGAATACTAAGTGAAGCTGTTGATGGAACACCAACTTATGGTGCAGCAAAAAAACCAGGCAAGGCAGTTTCATGTAATGTTAGTATTTCAACTAATAGTGCTACTTTATATGCTGATGATGGACTTGCTGAAAGTGATACATCATTTCAAAGTGGTACAGTATCAATGGAAATTGATAATGCTGATTTAGAAACACAAGCAGCATTATTAGGCCACACAGTAACAGGTGGTGTTATGGTTAGAAATGCACTTGATAGTGCACCTTATGTTGGATTAGGAAGAATTGTTACTAAAATGGTTAATGGACAATATAAATACAAAGTTGAATTTTTAAATAAAGTTAAATTCAGTGAACCTAGCCAAGAAAACTCAACAAAAGGTGAAAGTGTTGAATTTGGTACAACTACTTTAGAAGGAATTGTTTCAACACTAGCTAATGGTGATTGGAGTAAAGCTGAAGTATTTGATACAATGGCAGCAGCACAAACATATTTAAATAGTTTATTTACTTCAGTTTCAGTTTAGTAGGGTAGGTTGTTAAATCTACCCTTATTTTTTTTTATATTAAGGAGGAATAATGAAATGAAAGATGTTAATGGAAAGATTGAATATAAAGGAAAAGAATATAATTTAATTTTTAATTTAAATGTAATGGAAAAAATCCAAGAAAAATTTGGAACTATTGATAAATGGGCAGAACTAACTTCAGGGAAAAATGAAGAAGTTAATATTAAGGCATTAAAATATGGTTTTACTGAAATGTTAAATGAAGCATTGGAAATTGAAGCTGATGATAAAGGTGAACAATTTACACCAATTACTGAAAAGCAAGTTGGTAGAATGCTAACTGAAATTGGTTTAGATAAAATGCAAGAAACATTACAATCAACAGTTGTTGAAAGTACAAAAAGTGATGAAAAAAACGCATAATTCCTGATGTGGTAGGAGAGAGTGAACCTATTGATTTCACTTTTTTTTATTTCATTGGGATTACACGATTAAATTTAACTGAAAAAAGAGTTGGTAGAATGACTTTTAAATTATTTAATAAGTTATACCAACATTATAAAGATGTTTTTGATCTTGAAATGAGATTAAAAGCAAGAGATATGACTTATAGAGAGTTATATGCAAGAACACAACAAGAAGAAGAATGGTTTTAAGGAGGTGATTTTATGGCATCATTCGGTGGAAGTATTAAATTAACAGGTGCTGATGAATATAAGAATGCCTTAAAGCAAATAACACAATCTTTAAGAGAAACAGGTACTGAATTAACTGCTATTGCAAGTAGATATGATGCAAATGATAAATCATTAGATGCATTGAACAAAAAAACTAATGAAATGTCAGCAGTTTTAAGCAAACAAGTAAAGGCTTATGATGATTTAAAAGCTGCTTATGATAGTTTTAGTGCAAAAGTTAATCAACAAGCACAAGAACATAATAAGTTAGTTCAAACATATGAAACTGAAAAACAAAAACTTGAAGAAATAAAAAGAACCAGTGGGGAAACTTCAAAGGAATATCAGGATCAACAAGTTAAAGTTACTGAATTAGCAAATGCAGTTGCAAAAAGTTCACAAAACATGGCTGATAATGAAAATGCATTAAGCAAAATGAAAACCCAATTAAATCAAACCGAAACAACAGTTAATAAAACTACAAAAGAAATTGATGAATTGGGAAATGAAACTGAAGAAAGTGGAGAAAAGGCCAAAAAAGGTTCTGAAGGTTACACAGTATTCAAAAACATTTTAGCTAATTTGGGGACACAGGCAATTAATAGTGCAATTAATGGTTTAAAATCATTAGGTGGTGCATTTATTAATTTAGGTAAACAAGCAATTTCAAGTTATGCTGATTATGAACAGTTAGTTGGTGGTGTTGAAACATTATTTAAAGATAGTGCACCAATAGTTGAACAATATGCAAATGAGGCTTATAAAACAGCTGGTATGAGTGCAAATGAATATATGGAAACAGTAACATCATTTAGTGCATCATTATTACAAAGTGTTGGTGGTGATACTCAAAAGGCTGCTGAAATTGGTAATATGGCTATTACTGATATGAGTGATAATGCTAATAAAATGGGTACATCAATGGAAAGTATTCAAAACGCATATCAAGGTTTTGCAAAACAAAACTATACAATGCTAGATAACTTAAAATTAGGTTATGGTGGTACAAAAAGTGAAATGGAAAGACTTTTGGCAGATGCTGAAAAATTAAGTGGGCAAAAGTATGATATTTCAAATTTAAATGATGTTTATGAAGCAATCCATGTTGTTCAAACTGAAATGGGTATAACAGGAACAACTTCAAAAGAAGCTGCAACAACCATTGAAGGTTCAACAAGATCAATGAAGGCATCATGGAAAAACCTTTTAACAGGTATGGCAAGTGGAACAGGTAATATTGGTGCTTTAGTAAAAGATTTAGTTAATAATATTACAACAGTTGCTTTAAACATTTTGCCTATTGTTAGAAATGTTATTGAAGGTGCTGGTGAATTAGTTAATCAGTTATTAGGTGGTGAATTTTTTCCTGAACTATTAAGTTTATTAGTTGATGGTATTTCAGAACTATTGCCTGATTTGTTAGATACAGTTAGTTCAATGGTTAGTGCATTGATTGGAGTATTGCCACAAATAACTGAAGCAATTAGTTCATTAATTCCTGATATTATAAATACTTTATTAACTATGTTGCCACAATTATTAGATGTTGGTATTCAAGTAATATTGAATTTAATTAATGGAATAACACAAGCAATTCCACAATTAGCAGCTGCATTGCCACAAGTAGTTACAACAATAATAAATGTTTTAATTCAGAACATTCCAGCAGTGTTAAATGCTGCAATTCAATTATTAATGGCATTGGTTGAAGCAATTCCAACAATAATTCAAGCATTAGTTGATAATTTACCAACTATTATTGATACAATCATTACAACTTTAATTGATAATATTCCAATGTTATTAGATGCATCAATTAAATTGTTTATGGCATTAGTTGAAGCAATTCCAACTATTATAGTGGAATTAGTCAAAGCATTGCCAAAAGTTATTGCATCAATAGTAACAACATTATGGAATAATAGAGGTAAGATTTTAGAAAGTGGTAAACAAATATTATTAAATATTCGTGATGGAATTGTTAATAATTTAAGTAAACTAATGGAAAAAGTAAAAGAAATACCACAAAAGGTTAAAGATTGGGTTGGTGAAGGATTAAATAAAATTAAAGATATTGGAACAAATATTGTAGAAGGTATTTGGGAAGGTATTAGTGATGGTTATGAATGGATTAAAGGCAAATTAAAAGAGTGGACTGGTAATGTATTAAATTATCTTAAAAAATTATTTGGTATTAAATCACCATCAACAGTGTTTAGAGATCAAGTTGGTAAATATTTGGCTGAAGGTATTGGTGTTGGATTTGAAGATGAAATGGCTAATGTTGAAAAAGAAATGGCTGATGCAATTCCAACAAGTTTTGATACTGATTTAAGTTTAAATAGTGCATTAGGAAGCAGTGAAGGTGGTGCATACAACTATGATGCAATGTTGAATGCCTTTAAAGAAGCTTTAAGTGATATGAAAATTGAATTAGATGATGAAATAGCAGGTAAATTTGTTGAAAAAACAGTTGCAAGGGCTATTTATAGTTAGAAAGAGGTGGTATAAATGAGAAATTATATAATTTTAAATGATGTTAATTCAAATACAAT